GAGGAGGTTACAGGTACAGGGTCCATGAACTCTACGGTCACGTCAACCGCAAGGTAACCAATTGTTGTACTGGCAGGACCAGTCCAGGAGAAGATAGCTGCAGCTGGAGTGGTTCGGTCAGTTTGTTCAATAGAAGTATAACTAGTACTGTCGTATTGGAACTTGGGACGTCGGTTGAGCAAAGCAGGTGGACAAGAGTATGAATACTCTTGCCACACCTGGTTTCGCTTGGTGTAACCGCTCTGCTGGGTCAAAAGAACATAGTCAGCGGGGACATAAGTCCCAGCAACCAGTTTGTAAATAACCTCAGCATTATCAGAATACGCGATACGAGCAACCCCACCCGAAGTGGCACCCACAAGTGGGACCCAAGTCACGGTGAAGTTCTTAATCTTGTAGAACTGAAAAGTAGAGCCAACTATACCAAGCTGCCGGGTCGGGTAGAAAGAGGGATCAGTGATCAAGAATCCGGTGGCAGTGCCGCCGGCATTAGTGACAATGTTCGTACTTTCAAACGAGACCTTGTAGCTCATGCCACGTCCTGTAGTTCTAACGCGAGGCAATCGGTTACGCTTGCGGGAGACGTTAGCACCTAGAGGAGGTGCAATGGAAGTTTGTTTTCTGGAGTTTGTCATTTTTATGTAGCAAAGGATGTTGAGATTCGGCTTGTGATATTTCTATCAGGGGCTCCGGTTCACACCACTCAACGTCTGGCATCTCGGCTTCCAGTGCTTCCTGCTCGTCGGGCATAAGCCCAAACGCCAGGAAGAATGAAAACCGACTCTCAGGGGTGATGTCACAGGACTCAACGCCACGCGACATGTAACCCATTCCAGAGTCATAGACAGCTTCAACAGCTGAGGGGTGCTGATACGGAACCCACAGATTTCGATAAAACTTTTCCCAAAACGGGACACCTGTGGTCAGTCCCAACCCGCAGGTGGCTATCGCATTACGCCATCGGCAAAACTCGACCTCATTGTTCCATGACAACAATGAAACACAATCCTTGGAGGAAGCTGTGAATGGATTACGAGTCATGCGCCATCCGTTATCGGTTAAAACCGGTTGAGCCTGGCAGA